TGTGTTGGGTCTACATCATAAGAGAATGGCATGTGACTATTGTATGTTATGAGTTATGAGTCATGAGAGTAGTCATGGTCATAATGTGATTACCATTAATGAATAGAGATGAATGATATGAATAAAATGATTGAGTCATTACGATTGAATGTCTATCACTATCAATTGATTCTTTACATCAAATGGTTACGATTTACTAAACAGATTGATGATTGATTGTCAAGTTATTATTAAACAAACAGTGGTGACTGACTTGATTGACTACTAGATGGTTGCATGATGATACTGACACATCATGATAGGCACACCTGACAGGGGTAGGGTATTTGTAAGGGGCACCTAACGATAGGGTTACCTTACGTATTAGGCTGACCTAACATCAAAGGCAAAGCGAACGTGTGTTCGCCCTGTGGATAACTCTCGTCAAAAAGGTCGGAAACAAAACCCCATCTACGGGACTGCCAACCAACTTTTTGGGTTTCTCCACCCGCCCTGGGGGGACCAATATACCTAAAATGGGTTTCAAAACCCCTTGAATAGATTTATCCAATCACCATTCGGTCTTCAGGTGTATACGGTCAAGCAGCAGAGTTGTTTCAGGTGCATAGTGCGATGGTTCTGCCAGTTCCCAGGCTTGGTCGTAGTCAATCCATCCCCAGACGTCTACGGTCATGAACTCTGGTGCTACTGGTTGTGCTGCAAAGAGTATGAGTCCTTTGCCTAGTTGGTGCCGGCGAAGGGCTACCGTCGTTCCTTTTCGTACTCGGCGGACTTCTATATTCCTGCCCACATCTGGTACGTCTTTGTATTTGCGGTGGTCTTCCTTTGACCATACGTGTCCACTCCAGAATCTGTTGGTGGCTTTGGCTACTGCTAACTCGCATATTGCTGCTGCGACAGTCGCTGTGCGGTCATCCTCCATTAGTTCTTTCTTGTAATGAAGCGCGTCCTTTTTGCCCCAGTTGGCTGCAAATCGTGCTATACCGACATTAGAGGCGTGTACATACTCCCAGGGTTCTAGTTCTATAATCACAATCTCTCCAGGCTCGTAGACATGGTAGAAGGATACGGGCGATTTTTCCTTTTCCCTACATTTAGGACCCTCTAGACATATACCCGCTTGTGTGTGGTGGTTAGATTTATCCAATATTTGCTAGTAGCAATATCTTCAAATTGGCGTTATAGTTTTCCGCTATGGATATTGATGAATACAAAGACCGGATTGAGAAGATGCACACGATTACTGGCGTCCCTTCGTATTGGGAACAACTCCAGGAAATGACCAAAGAGCGTGACATGTGGCGCGAGTTAGCGTCTGGTCTCTGCTTTTCTGGTTGGCATCGCGAACACTGTAGAAGCGTCAGTGAAGAATACCTTGAAGACGACGACTGCACCTGTGGTCTTGATGAATGGGTAGACAAGTACGACGCTTACGCTGAAAGCAAGAACTATCGTTCTTCTCACTTGTGGATGGAGGACGGCCCTGAGCGTTCTGTGTACAACAGATTCCGCAGGAGAACTGTTATCAAGTTAGATAACGAGCAATGTCAAGAATTATCGGAGGATAACTGATGGATAGGCAAACAGTTAAATGGTGGATAACACATAGTTCTGAACTTGAAGAAGAACTCCGTACATGGAAGATGTACTGTCAGTGTCTCGCTGGAAAAGTTGATGATTTGAATGAAAAGGTAGACATGCTCGCTGATGTCGCATTGCCGGCGATGGACACCTGTCGTATTCTGCATGATGACTACGACACTGTTGATACTTGTCGCAAGTGTTCAGCCGTAAAGGCTTTTGCCAAGATTGTGAACAGCAGAAATGATTGAGATATCCACAGATACTGTTTTGGTGCTTTTGTCTGCAAGCGCGTTTTTGGGAGTGTTTGCTTTATGGGCTCTTGAGAAACTAATTTCTGATTACATGCATGAGATAAACCAATGGAAAAATGTGACTGAAGCATTTGTGGAAGCATGTGAAATAGACGGTTTTGGACATGTTCGTGATGCGCACTACGGAGATTTAAACAAAGCAATGCAAGAGTATAAGGAAATGAATAATGCATAAATTGGAACTACTAATCGTCGTTTTGACGTTTGCTCTCCTGTATGTGGTAATCAATGACTGATTATGATTTTTCATCAGATGGCATCCTCATTAAGGGAGACGATTCCTTTCATGTCATGAGACTGAAAGACAAAGACGAGTGGATTCTCTTACGCTTGCGCAAGGGAACATCTTTTCAATCTGCAATATTTTCATCTCCAGACGAAGCACGAGCATTTGCTCACTCTCTCGGTTTAACAATTACAAAGAATAAGGATGCTCAATAACATGGCTGATGAATATCGTCGGGAAGATTTATCTAAAGACCTTTTTCTCATGGTTAAGGCTGGAATCCTTGATGTAAACATGCGTGAAGACGGTGAATGGGTTTATTCTGTCACTGAAAAAGGCAAGAGCATGACGGAAGATGAAAAACTAGAAGTTCTCATGAATCTGGGGGCTTACGAAGATTCTGAATGGAACACGAATGGGCAATAACGAAGAAGTACCAAAGACAGAACTGCAAATCGTTAAAGAACTTCTTGAAGCGGCTTATGAGCGCGAAGTTTTCTACCGTGAAGAGCGAGATGCGGCAATCATTGAGAGAGATAAATGGAAGTCCGAGTGTCGTTACTTGGCTGTATACGCAGGTCTATCAAAAGACGAATATGAGTCGTACTTGAAAGAGCATGTTTATAGCAGGGTGGTTTCTGTAGATGAGTGACGAAGCAACAAACCGTGAACTTCAAACTAGCCTTATGCGTTCAGAGGAAGAAATCAACAGATTGCGTAAGTTAATTGCCGACGTGAGGGATGCGATTTATATTGAAGGCCCAGTGCCTCAATATCACCGCCACGTACTTCGTAAGCATCGTTCAGAATGGCCAAGACTTTGGTCTACTCTGGATAAATTAATAAAGTAGGTCCTTATGATAGATTTAATCTGTATTGTAATTTTTGCTTTTGCCTTCATGGGTCTTGGCGTATTTATTTCCGAAAGCACTCATGGCAATAGGGAGTGAAGGCGAGATAGGTGCTGTTTTTTCCGTATGGAAAGACATGTCAGATGCTGACCGTCGGGCGTGGTGGGACTATATGGATAGGGAATGGGGAGAATACCTTCAGGCTGGATACGCCAAACTCGTTCACAAAAAAGACGGTAACCCCTTCTATGACCCCGAATATAAGGGTAAGCGCACTCCTGACTATTACGCCTAATGTATAATTGGGGTTTAGTTGTCCCCAGGAGGCATTCCGTGAAAATCAGACATTCCATGATGACGTTGAGCGATACAACGCCTGTTCAGATTCCTCAAGACTTTGGCGATACTGTACAGTACACGGTGAGTTTTTCGTTACAAAACGTTGACGAGACAGCCGTCGTATACATCGGTGACTCTTCTGTTTCCTCATCTTCTTACGGTGTAAAACTTATTCCTGGCGCTACTGCTTCTTTTGAAGGAGTTTCAAGAGTGTCTGGCCTTTATGCAATTTCTAGCGTTGATGAGTCGGTTGGTGCAGTGCTCCGAATGAGCATGTAATGAAAGTCGTAGTTCAAGAAGATGGTTCGGTTACCGTTTCTAACTCATGGAGTAATGGCACCAACGGCGGTATTTGCAATATAACTGTTTCTAGCCCTGTTTCCGGTGGAGGTGGCGGCGGAGGCGGCGAACCTGCTGAAGACTTTGTAGAGACAACTGGTCCATCAACTTGCGGAAGTTTTGTACTAGCAGGGAACTCGTCTTCTTCTGTTGGTTTCTCGGCTAACGCAGGATTTGATTTTGGAACCGGGCCGTTCACTATTGAATGGTGGCAGTACCAGACCGATAATAACTCTTTCCCACGCGTATTTGCTAGAGGAACATATGGGTCTACAACTATTGGTCTTTCTATTGAAGGCGGAGGCGTGTACTTTTGGGACGCTGGCGCAAACCCAATGGGCACTATCGGCAGTTACAAGAACTCATGGAAACATTTTGCTATCACAAGAAGCATTAACAATAAGTTGAGATTTTTCTACAACGGAACACTTGTTTCAACTGTTGAAAACTATACTTATAATTTCACCACATCAGCAAATAATTTTATGATTGGAGTAGAGGGAGTTCCTTCTAATAGTTCTTCATTCGGTGGCAACATAACAAATTTCCATGTTATGAAAGGTGCGGCTAGATACGTTGCACCATTTACACCAAGCACTACTCCTTTGAGAATGACCAATAAATCAGTGCTAATGATGTATGCAGATAACACCACAGATGCTTTCTTGGACTCTACAAATACCTGTACGCTTGTCACCTCAAACGCTGCGTGGACAAGCACTAATCCGTTTGCATAAATGCAATTTGCTGCTAGGATAAAACCTGGCTTCAAACCAGGAAGAGTGGCAGAGCGGCCGAATGCACCTGTCTTGAAAACAGGAGTGGGTTTGCGCCCACCAGGGGTTCAAATCCCTTCTCTTCCGCTATGAGCATTAGAACATTTGTTACGGCGGACACCCACTGGGGTCATGCATCGATATGTGAATTCAATAGTAAACATGGAGCAGCGCTCCGTCCTTGGGCTACGCCTGAAGAGATGGACGAAGCAATGGTTACTCTATGGAATGAGACAGTTCGTCCTGTAGATAATGTTATTCATCTTGGTGACGTTGCTAAACAAAAGCGTCATGTAGAGACAATGAGCCGCTGTAATGGGAGAAAAATTCTCGTTAAAGGAAACCATGACACTTTTGACCTTGCTACATACACGCCTCACTTTGTAGACATTGCCGGAGTTCATGTTGTTAAGAGTGAGGGAATGAAGTTTCTTCTTACGCATATCCCTGTTCATGAACGAGGCAAAGATAGGTACGACGGAAACATTCATGGACACTTGCATTCCCAGACGATGGGTGACCCGTGGTTTCAGTGTGTAAGCGTTGAACAGACGGGGTTTAGACCAATTCTTCTAGACGAAGTAATATCTAGATACAAATAAAGACACAGCCGAAAGGTATTGTGTCAATATTGCCCTCGTGGCGCAGTGGATAGCGCAACGGACTTCTAATCCGCAGGTCGTAGGTTCAAATCCTACCGAGGGCGCTACTTAATTATTTTCTTGCCTTCAGGAAGTACGCGAATTCCGCGTGATACTCCCTTATCAATTTCAATAAATCCTTCAGTGACGCATTGCTTTAGGATTTTGTGCATTGTTGACGACGAATCAACCCCAACTGCGCCACAAATCTCACGTACTGTTGGTGGGTAGTTTCGTTCTTTCATAAACGAGACAATGAACCGTATGGTGTTTGCACGGGTGTCTTCTGTTGCTTTTTTCATGAATCTTTTGATGCCTTTTCTTTTGTTCGTGTTTTCAGCCCTGCGACTCGTTTGCGTTGCAAGAATCTCTGGTATTCGTAATAGCCGGCGATATGATATTCACTTCCCCAAATTCTGGTGGGGTGAATCCCTAGTTCGTCAGCAATTTTTTCTGCGAAGTTAATCGGTATACCGGACTCTTTCCATCTGATTATTGAGCGTCTACCAACTCCACATACTTCAGCAACATGCTCTAAGCCAAGGTGTTCTCTATCGTCTTCCCACATTTTTACAAGTGGTTCAATGGGAAGTCTGGCTTCATCTTCAAATGTATCTGGGGGTAATTCGTTCATGTGTTCTTCCATCTTGGGTCAAGTTCAACACCGTAAAGTTTACGGAAGTCGGAATAGATGGCCTTAATAGCCTTTGGTGTTCCGTGAGTTGTATATATGCGCCCCTGTATTGAACGAGGTGGATATATACGGTACGTGTTTTTAACGTGCTCAACCCTGAAACCCAGTCTTTCCATCTCTTTGAAAAGACTTTTAATCTCTTTGCTTCCGTGGTCACGAGCCATAGTAGTAACTCCTCAACTTGTCGTTGATAAAAGCCTACCTAGGCTGTAAAAAACAACAACCCCCACACTCAGGTTTTCCGAGCATGGGGGTTGTTTTAGATTTGTTTAGCGCTTAAAAAGACGGGCAAAAAAGCCCTTCTTAGCCCTTCGTACGGCATCAACAGCGCGCTGAATTTCAGCATCGATAGCCGCATCCGCTTCATCAATAGCCTTGTCAAGATTTTCCTCTACAGCAATTTCAATAACTTCAAGGTCAACGCCAAGAGTAGAAGCGATATCTTCAACCTTCTTGATTGTTTCCTTTGCAGAAGCCTTCTTTGCTGGTGCCTTCTTCGCAGCAGTCTTCTTTGCAACAGCCTTCTTTTTTGCCGGTGCTTTCTTGGCGACTGCCTTCTTGGCAGCAGTCTTCTTTGGTGTGTTCTTAGCCATAGTTATATCCTAGTCCTGAGATGAGCCTTTATGGTACTCCACAATTTACCACTTTATGTATTAGTGTGTGGAAGTGGAAGACATTTATACAGACGAATTTGGCAAGATATCCCTTGCGTTGACGTCTGCCCAAATTGCCAAAAAAGACTTTGTCAAGGAATTTGGGGTTGGAGAAGACCTTGCTTTTAACTTTATTGGCTGGAAAGACGGCAAAATTGGCATAATTCTGCAGTTAAACAAGGAATACATGAAGGAAAGCCCTGCCCTCAGGCTCGGAAGATGCATGGATATGTGCCGAATCGTCAAGGGATTTTGGGATATTGATGCTATTTCAATGATTGCCGAAGGGTATTGCTCAGAAGACCCAGGCCGGACCAAAGGTCTAGACCTTCAAAAAGCATTTATTGACCCTACACATGATGTTTTTGAATGCATAACCGTAACCCACATTGAAACAGACTTTGACAAAGAGTTGGGCGTAACTCTTGTATCTGTTCCATACTCCTACGGTGCGGGAAACATAGTTGAGTTTGACACCGTTAGGGTTTATCCACAGGGTGCTGTGAACATCTTGAGAGACAAAAGTTATCCGGCGATGCTTTATAAAACAATCTCTGAAAATTATCCGATTGATGATGACGAAGAAGATGAAGTGCTTGACAAACTAGTTGCAATGGGTTTCCATGTTCAGGTTATTTACTAGTACCCCTGGATGGAATTGAACCATCTTAGTGACCTTATAAGAGTCAAGTCTTAACCAGTAGACGACAGGGGCGTGATAAAATTGTCTATGTTTAGAGATTCAGCCAACGAGAACTTTGGCCAGAACATGAGCATTCTAAGAGCCAGTCGTGAGCCATGTCCAGTATGCGGTCACCCGACTGGAGACTGCACTGGAGATAGTCCTCCGCCTTCAAAAATTGCAGGTCTTAATGGAGTCATTGAAACTCTTAAAGCAGCACAAACTGTTCTTGTTGAAGAGGACATTTACGAGGACAGGCAAATCACTCCTTTCACAAAAGCACGTGTTATTGTCCACCACAAAGGCTCCTACGTGACGATAGATGTTGCAAAAAATTTGGGCATTGCTTAGACGCATCCTTTTGGACTGACAGAGGTATCATTGGTATCTCCAAGTCGTCACTATAGAAAGTTGCAATACCGTGTCTTCCATTTTTTCCTTCCGCCTCACCGAAGAATTCCTCTCTGGATACAAGGAAAAACAAGCACCTTTTGGATATAGAGACGCTGGCGGGAACTCTGTTGGTGAGATTACTTTTCTCCGCACATATTCTCGTTTGAAAGAAGACGGAACAAAAGAAACATGGGTCGATGTTTGCGAGCGTGTAATCAATGGAATGTATTCATTGCAGAAAGACCACTGTAAGACAAACCGTCTTCCGTGGAATGACGCAAAAGCGCAGGCTAGTGCAAAAGAAGCATTTGACCGTCTTTTTAACCTCAAGTGGACACCACCGGGTCGCGGCCTTTGGGTAATGGGAACACCTCTTGTCAATGTTCAAAAGAACTCTGCCGCATTACAAAACTGTGCGTTTGTTTCAACATCGGAGATGAACAAGAACAACCCTGCAAAACCATTTGCATTTCTTATGGAAGCATCAATGCTTGGTGTAGGCGTTGGTTTTGACAATAAGGGAGCAGATAAAGACTTCACTATTTATGAACCAACAAAGCCAGTAGTTACTGAAGTTATTGAAGACAGTCGTGAGGGATGGGTTGCATCATTAATTTCGATTCTCAACTCGTATCTAAAGCCAGAGCAGAACCCTGTTGAGTTTGATTACTCTCTCATCCGTCCTGCGGGAACACCTATCAAAACTTTTGGTGGCACTGCTGCTGGACATGCTTCTCTTGAGCGTCTTCATAAGCATATTCGTTCAATGTTTAAAGGGCGTAATGGTGACAAGTTAACGCGTGTTGACATTGCAGATATCGGCAACATGATTGGTGTATGTGTTGTTTCCGGGAACGTACGCCGCTCTGCCGAACTCCTTATTGGCAGTCTTGATGATGAAGAATTCTTAAACTTGAAGAACTCCGCTGTTTTTCCAGAGCGTAACTCTTATGATTCTTCTGCTCCAGGATGGGGATGGATGTCAAACAACTCTGTAGAAACATCTGTAGGCAAAGACCTTTCCGGAATTGTTGAAGGAATTGCCCTCAATGGCGAACCTGGCGTTATCTGGCTTGACATGTCTCGTAAGTATGGTCGCCTAATTGACCCACCTAATAATAAGGACTGGCGAGTTGCTGGATACAATCCATGCGCAGAACAGTCTCTTGAATCTTACGAATGTTGCACACTTGTTGAAACATATTTAAATCGTCACGATTCCCTAGACGACTACAAGCGCACTCTTAAGTTCGCCTATCTTTACGCAAAGACCGTAACGCTTCTTCCAACACACTGGGAAGAGACAAACGCAATTATGCAACGTAATCGTCGCATCGGAACCTCAATGTCAGGCGTTGCAAACTTTGCTGACAATGCAGGAATGCCAGTTCTTCGCGAATGGATGGATACTGGATACAACACCGTTAAAGCGTATGACGTTTCATACTCAGAGTGGCTTGGAATTCGTGAGTCAATCAAGATGACAACCGTAAAGCCTTCTGGAACGGTTTCAATTCTCGCAGGAGAATCTCCAGGAGTTCATTGGACACCGGGTGGAAAGTTTTTCAATCGCGCAATTCGTTTTGCAAACGACGACCCAATGCTCCCATTGTTCACAATGGCTAACTACCGTGTGGAACCGGCATCCGAATCACCGGAAACAACATCTGTCGTTTTTTTCCCAATTGAATCTGACGCTGTTCGGTCAGAAAATGATGTAACTATCTTTGAAAAGATGTCACTTGCAGCAGCCGCTCAACGTTACTGGTCGGACAACTCTGTGTCGGTTACAATTTCTTTTGATGCGGAAAAAGAAAAAGAATATGTGGGCACTGTACTCCATATGTATGACGGTCAACTTAAAACGGTTTCGTTTTTGCCGCAAGGTAACTTCACTTATCCGCAAATGCCTTACACGCAGATAACCGAAGAAGAGTACAAAGCAGCAACAATGGAGTTGTTTCCTATTGATTTTTCTGGCGTTTATGCAGGCATGGCGGCTGATGCAATCGGAGAGGCATACTGCACAACCGACTCTTGTGAGATAAAATTTGTCAAAGACAATCAGGGGTAATTACTCGGCGTTAGCCGCCTGATGATGTATTATTTACCAAGAGCGCCGAAAGGCGAAACCAACTTCGGCACGTAGGAGAAACCAATGTCAATCATTGCACCACAAACCATTACCCTCACAATTCCTGGGACACTTACAACCAACAGCATCGTCACGGCAGCAATGCCTTTTAAGGGTGTCATCACCGATGCTTATGTTGCTGTTACCACGGCTCCTACCGGTGCAGCGCTTACCGCTGACCTCAAGGTTGGTACTGATGTTGCTGCTGCTTTCTCAATCGCAATCAACGGCACATCAGACCAGGGCAGCCTTACGGCAGCCAATGTTGACTTTGCAAAGGGTGCCCTGATTAGCCTTGATGTTTCACAAATTGGTTCTTCAACAGCAGGTGCAAACATGACCGTTGCGTTCACTGTTGTTGAAGTTTCTGAAGCAACTCATACCGCAGACGCTTCATACAACGACTAATCGCTTTAATTACAAAACCCCCGCTCCTGAACCTAGGGGCGGGGGTTTTGTTATTTTAGGGCAGTGCGAAGTCTAGTCGTCTTCGTCTTGGTCGTTGCCAGGCGCTCCAGGCTTACGTGAGTCATTATCGGAAGTGGTAGGCCCGCCGACAACCCAGGCGTCGCAGGTGCGTTCTGAGTGGCATTTAAAGTCAAATGCTTCGCAGTAACCAATCTTGCCGGCGTCAATAACGTCCCACGCTGCTCCAGACTCGTTTCCTAGCCCGCTTTCAATGCAGTCAAGTATTCTTGGAGAACGTACGAAGAGGATGCAGTTTCCACACTTCTGTTTCTTGGCTGATTCAAGACTGACATCCCACCTATCTTCCTTCTTTTTCCAGAAGGCTTCATTCGGTTCATTTGGGTTCAGTGGTCCGTATGCGGCAGTATCGATAGCCTTCTGGCGGTTCTTAATGTTTACTGCGATGTCTTGGGTTGCTGGAGGGCATGCTTTGGGTTGAGCGGCTTTCACCTGATAACGAGGAATTTCGTATTCTTTCTTCTGGTTATCTTTTGCATTGCCGTAGCGTTCAAGCATCCTTCTGCCTTTTGCAGCAAGTTTTGCTGCGTCCGACATGTCTTGAGGGACTGGTTCTCCCCATGCAGCAGCAGAAAGAGCCAAGCGTGTAGGGCGACCCTTTGAGTCCTTCATGGGTCCAGACGGGTTGGAGAAGAATCTAGTTAAGAAAGAACCTTTTCTACGGAGTTTTTCCGGCGTATTTGCAGCACCCATAACTCCTGGTTTAAGGTCTGCCCCTTCTGTTCTTTTGTAGAACTTTCTGCCAGCGGCTGTAAGGCCACCCTTGGGGTCCTTCAATGGAGTATTAGCGCCTTTTGTTTGAAGCCAATTTGTTCTTTGGTGAAGTTTTGTTACTTCTCCATTGATTGACTTCTTCATCATTGCTTCTCCGTTTGGTCCAACGGCAAGCCATTTAACTTGAGCAATAACGCCGGCTGGAGTTGAATCATTTTTGTGACGACTAATCCACGACTCTCTTAACTGAAGGACATCAACTTGCTCTGGAGTCATTGCGATTCCATCGTTAGCAACAATTTCCATAAGAATTTCATATGCTTCGTCGGATTTTGTACCGCCGCTCATTTCCCAAATTTCTGGGTATTCATTTTTTAAGTCATGGGCGTAGGAAACATCAAAAGAAGTCCATTGGCTTTCGCCTAGAGAAAAAATTATGTCAGACATCTTTGGTTATCTCTTTATTCTTGGAAACACCATAACGCTCTTCAAGGAGTCGGATTTCTTCTTTAAATTCTTCTGAATCTTCGTCAAGTGAAGGGTTGTCAACTCCATGCACTGCTTTCCATGCAGCACGTAATCCAATTTTTTCCGAAAGAGTTGATACGTCAAGCATCTCCTGCTCTACCTTGCGAACAGAGTTCATTACTCGTGCTCTGTAGTTCGGGTCATCGCCAGTAACAACAGTCATTATTTTTTCTTCCTAAACGGATTATTCGGATTATTAATAGCGTCCATATTCAACTTTTTTCGTTGCTCTAGGATTTCTTCTGAAGTCTTTCCTTGGCGAAACTTGCTGTTAAGGAACTTTCTGTAGGATTCTTCATCTTTTAGCGCTTCAGGACCAGGTGTCATCTATCTCTTCTTCTTTTGAATTCTTCTTTTTAGGTGGGAGTTTAATGTTATTGTCCAATGCCCAATCATCAAACTCTTCGGGGATGCCGCGTGAGTTTTTGGCGTACTTAGCGTACTCCTCAAAATGGTCTTCATTTTCTCTTTGAGACATTGTTATAACCAATACCTGTTCATATTACAAGTTTAGTATAGAAATATAATGCCCCCAGGTACCTTGTTAGACAAGAAATCCCCCGCCTTCAAAACAAGGACGAGGGATTTCCTGGATAAGCCCTAAGGTAGGCATGTTTTAATTATCTCACATTATGTGGCGTCTATAATTAAGTGAACCCTGTCTTGAGTGCCGTTATTTACGACACTATGGTACCTGTCGACGTTGTCTATAATCCAAATTTGTCCTGCTTCCAGGTTTTTAGATTCATCGCCAACACTGAAAATACATGATGCGTTTGTTACGACAGGTACATGTATTCTGTGCGTCTTGGCAGTTAGTGGTCCTTTATCTTTGTGTTTAGGGATAGTGGTGTTAAATTTTAGTTTTGTGAGCATTGCTTGACGTACATGGACTTCTCCAATATGTTGCTTAGCGCTCAAAACAACTTCGTCTATGTATTTACTGAATATTTCATAGTTTTTATGCATAATTCTTGAGTTAAGACGATGCTTTAAGTCGTAAATTAATGGAATTGTGTCTGTATTTTCAGCAGCAGCACCGCCTGCTTTTTTTCTTTCTTTATATTCCGACCAGTCTTTTTGCGTAAGGGATAAAACATCATTGAGCAGTTCATCAAAGAATGGCATGTCCCCTATAAATAGGAATGCATCGTTTTCTTTCATAAAAAATCTTTCCGTGTATAGCAAAACCCCCGGCTCTAGTACTAGTAGTGCTCGGGGGTATTGCTAAGATAGTGGTATTTTATATAAGTCTATTCGGCTTCTGTAAACCTAGAGACGCACGTAGTTTCCACGCAAGTTTTTGCGCTTCGTTAATATTTCCTGCAATAAAGTCAGCAATTCCTTGTTCATTTGCATCTGAAGCAATAGAGAACGCTTCGTCAAGACTAAGGATTAAAGCGTTTATACCCTTGAGTAATTCCATAGCCATAGCAGCAGGATTGTCGTCCGGGTCAGACTCGGGGATTGTGCTCAACTTGACGAATGTTGACATATGGAATGGTGCATCAAACCCACACTTGAGAATGTTTTCAGCAGTCGGGTCAATTGCTTCTGACAAAAAGCCGTAAACCTCATCAAAAAGAGAATGGTACTGAACAAAGTCAGGACCCTTTACATTCCAGTGAAATCCATGAGCCTCGTGAGAAAGGACAACAGTATTTGCCAAAAGAACATTTAATGAGCGAACAAGTTCAACCTTGTTTCCTGATTTTTGTGTAACCACTGGTTCCTGAATCTTTCCCTGAAGTGAAATTAGTTCTTCGTATAGATTGTCTTCCATTTTGGCCTTCCTAATAGAAAAGCCCCACGCCCTTTCGGAACGTGGGGCCCTTCAATTGAATATTTATTCGGATTAGGCTTCTGGAGCGCTATCGAATGAAATCTTCACGAATGACTCAGGACGCTTGACCGCAAGGGCAAGACGCTGTTCTGCGAGCACAACGATTGCGTTGCGAACGAAGAAGTCTGAGTGCTGTTCTGAGATGCGGATTGAAGCCTGCTCACGGTCGTACAACTGAGCACCTGTACCGAATGCGCCGACAAGTGCGGTGCCTTCTGGGATTGCAGGGGTCTCAACGACTGGCAAGCGCCAAACCTTTGGCTCACCGCCGAGTGCAACTGATACAGCAACGAGGTACTGACCGTATGCATCCTTGGTAAGTTCAATGTCTTCCCAATCGTTCGGGTGCATAATTACACCTGATGGCTCGTAGTAAGCCAAGAACGAAAGAGTTGCAGCACGACGGATTGCGTCAGCCTTGTTGTCTGGAACTGGTGTCACTGCACCTGATGACCAATCGTACTCCTGGATACCAGAAGTCTGAAGAACACCAGTCAAGTTCTCGCCGGTGCCGTCACCATTAAGAATTTGAGCATCTTCTTGAAGACGGAGACCGTACATCAATTCGTTGTCGATGATTGAACGCAATTGTGGCTCGTCAGCAAGCACGTTGCGGTGTGCTGCTTCCCAGTGAGCAATGGTGCGTACTGGAGCCTGATGACCTTCAAAGACCATGCTTGATTGTGGCTTAGCAGCGAAAGCGGTGTTTCCACCGTTACGCTCAGCAACTGTACCTGCATTGTTCGTGCCACCACCAGCGGTTGTGAAACCGAGCATACGGAAGTACTCAACAACAGCAGCAGTTGTGGTGCGGCTTGGGAAGAGGTCACGTACGCGCTTTACACGCATTGGTGGGATTACGATTGGGTCACGCTGGATTGTTCCGAATTGCGCGTCTGCGCCACGGCCCATTGTGCCTGATGGAAGTGCTGAGTACACGTCCTTGACGTGGAAGCCGTTCTGAGTTGTGAGTGATGCACCCAACTGGAATGGTGAAGGCATGTTTGCGCCGTTCTTACCACCCTGAAGGGACTTGAACTCTGCTGAAGCAAGGAACAAGTCACCGATTGAAGCAGAAGAACCGAGGCCCTTCAATGAGTAACCGGCGGCTGCTGCCGTTGCGATTGACTCAACTGGAGCCTGTGAGCCCCATGATTCAACTGTGTTCATTGCTTCAATGCCCTCAATGAGGCCCTTGATTTCCTTGATATCGGTCATGTTCTTGTCGAAAGCGCTCTTTTGCTGAGCGTTTACAACGACGGTTCCATCTTCGATACGGAACGAATCTGCGATTGCCTTGTTATCGGCCATCTTGGCACGAAGGGCGCTCTGCAGTTCGCTGAGTCTTGCGTTATCTGACATTTTTTTTCTCCTGATTGAGATTAATTGGGGTTGGGGTTTGTTAATGGCCTAGGTAAGCACCCAGCCCTCTAGTAACGATAATAACTTATGCAGCATATGTTTAGTGCAACATTTGCGACTTTATTGATAATACTAAATTGTCAATAGTTATATCGTTGTTAGATTGTTTTGTCGCCTCGTGTCGTCTTGCGAATCCATGAGTCAACAACGCTTTGTCCACCGGCAAAATCAACAAACTTATCGTTGTCAAAAATCTCCATTTTTTTGCCTGGAACCTTTGATGCAATGAGTTTCGGCACCCCTCCATCAATGGAATTATCCCAAAGATAGAACTCGTCAATTAAGTTTTTGTCAAACAATTGCGATATTGCAGGAGGTATTTGTCTTGCGATAGAAGAAGCATGGTGAGGACTGAGACCTCTTCCTGTCTGCTGTGTTCTTGTAATCATTCTTTGTTTTGCAATGTCCGATGGGGCGTAAACATAGTGAGCAGTAACTTTTTCCCCACGTTTTTTAGCATCCTCAAAGTGTTCAATTCTTTTCCCGACACCTTGAATTACTAAATCCATACCATCACTCGCTGCGTCACGGATGGTGAGGTCAGTAGAACGGCGTGATTCTTGATGAACTCGTTCAGCACCTCTTCCGTCGTCGTACCCCCTGAGTCCAAGTTTGATGAAGTCAGGGTCAATATGCGCAGCCTCGTCATCCTTAGGGAGAAGACCACGTTCCTGCAGCCATTCGGTAACTACGCCTTTACCGGCTCCGGTTGTTCCTCCAACAATAAAGGCTCTTCTATCTTTTTTACCTTTATGTTCCGGCTTAACTCTTTTACGAATAATTTTTCCCATTGCTTTTCCGCCGAGATTTACAAACGGATTTGTATCTGTTGCATCTGGGTTACTCGGCAATGATAAGCGAGGAAGTTTTCCTGCTTTTTGTGGGTTTCTATCACGGCTTATTGCAAAAGAAGAAAGACCGCTTGTCGCTCCGTTTTCAACTGCATCAATTGGAGGGAAAAACAATTGCTCTCTTTTTGTTGGAGTCAATTTTCCGAGCCAATCGCTTGCTGCTCTCACTTCAATATCCGAAAGAACTGGGTCTTTAAGTTTTTCGGTTTTAGGAGTTTTTAGTACTTCTGGAACCTTAGGAACACTAGGCAATCCCGGACGCTCAAATGATGAACCCTCTTGAATCAATCCATCGTTATCTCCATCAATCGCTTTAGGGTCAAATGGCTCGGTCAATCTACTAGTTGCTCCGCGAAGAGTTCTTCCTAGTGATTTACCAAGAATTTCTTCGTTGATTGATTTTTTGCGAACCTTAAGAGTGTCTTTTAGAACCGTTCTTACTACTTTTCTAATCTCTTCAGTTTGATGTCTTCTTCCGAGAGCAGTGCTTCCAGAGACTCTTGCATAGTCGCTCATGTTGGTACATGGCATCCACACAATTTTGCCTGTCTTTGAGATTCTTCTGCTTACGCCGATGCATCCCATCTGTCTTGAACGAGCACGAGCAGACTCAATGTCAGTAAATACGTCTACGTCGTTGTCTCTAGGTGAAGATGCTTGCTCAATGCTTTTTACAGACATTCCGTTTGAGCCAGAACGTCCACCAGGAACAGGAATGCCACTAGGCATGTTCGGCGGGTTCGGGTTTCCATTTATCATTGGAGCGATTGTTCCGCCAGTAATCCATGATGAAGGGTTTTTTTGTGGAGAAGACGAAGGACTGGTCTGAGAGACTATTCCTCCACCCTCAATATTTTCAAAACCCATAACTCCACGTTCGCGAAGTTTTTCCCAACCTTTGCCAAGTTTTCTTTTACGTCTTTTACCTTTGGCGGAACGTCTTTCTGACCATGAACTAAGTTCTTCAAACGAAAGACGAGACTTTACTTCTTCACCAAAAACAGTATGCATCAATTCGTTGGTTGATGAACATGGCATCCAATCGCCACTAGGGGCACGATGAGCACCAGTGCAGCCAATAGATGTGGCATTGCGTATTGCAAGTACCTTCTGTGATAGTTCGGAAAACATTGCCTATCAAATGTCGCTAGGGACGTCAAGACCTTCGGGGTCAAGTCCTTCTCGTTCAACAGCCACTTTTTGTGCTTCGCGAACGTCTTTGCCATATCTCTTTTGGTATAAACGTGCTTCTTCAAGGTCGTCAGACCATTTGACCTCAAGAGTGGAATACATGCGCTCTTCTGCGTCTTGGTCTTCCGCTTTTACCTTGCTAGAAATGCGAAGGTCTTCTGCTGTCAGGTCCTCACGATATTCATCTCGCTTCTTGAGACTAATAGAAAACGGTGGATAGGAAGAGAGCACGGAATACTCAACATGCTTTTCATAAAAGGTTGATTTTGTATTTTCTGATTCCATTTTTATGCTCCGAGGGTAATCTTTTTGGCAACTTGTTTAATCTCAGGAAGAGTAAGCGTCCGGTCTAGAATTGCTATACCTGGTCTGTTCATTAAAAGGACTCTACCATCTCCCTTTCCAAGGTTGATTGCGTCATATCCAAGAAGTGTTGCGTACTGGTTTTTATCTGCTCTAGCCATGTCACGCATGAACTTAATTGCAGTCCACAGTTGTGCTTTTTCTCCACCTTCGGCGCTTCCGTACAGACTATAGATTTGGCTCCACATTTGACCCATCTCTCGTCCCCATACGGAGTCACTGTCAGATATAGCACCTTTCGCTAGATATGATTTTAGTTCACGGATAAAGTCTGCTGGCTCCATTTTTTCTGCTTCGCCCTTAGGGAAACCCGAAACAAAAGCGTCAACCGCTTCTGTAATCTTGCGGTTATCGGAAGCATGTTTGGCCATTTCTTCACGAGTAGTAATTTTTGATGCTGGAGGCAAGAAAGCAATCGTTCCGCTTTGACCCTTAATCCAACTATCCCAACCGCTACTTTCTGGGTGTGCCCAATACTCTCCAGGACCAACCGCTTCTCCGCCTTCTCCAGTAATAAATCTAACCGGGTCGCTGATGTAGTCGTCGGCATACTTCTCTACCTTGTGTCCACGCTGAATTGGCATCCATCCTGCTTCAATAAGCATGTGTGCTTCTTCTTCAGTAACAGGGGTAGCGAGACCGTTGAAGTTATTGGCGTCCCATAGTCCACCAAGAAGCGTGTCAGCACGGTCTCCCTTGGACGCTTTTCTAACTCCGCCAAGAATGTCGCCCATTGCTTTAATAGATTCCGGAGTAAGAGTAATCTTTCCTTCATCGTTTTTAAGCATCGTTCCTATTTGACCCTTCTTGATGGCCTTTTCAATTGAGGTATCGCTGCGAGTTCCGCGAAGTTTTGCTGCAAGAGCACGCTTTGCTTTACGGATTCTTCTCTTGGTATCACCGATTGGGTCTCTACCTGCGTCTTCACCAACCTCAAAGGCTCCGACGTTACCCTTCTTCTTTTTGAGTTTTCTAAGTTCTCTACGACGAACTCTTTCAGGGTTTGGTTCAGCAAGACGGCGAACAAGGTTTTTAAGTTTTGCGTCACCCTTCTTTCCAACAAGTGGTTTTTCGTTTGTTACTCCACCTGGTTCTCCAAAGATTGAAGACTTCACTGTTGAGGTAAATAATGAAGGAGTTTTTCCACCAGAGAAAACGTCTTTGTAAGAATCTTTCTTTCCTGCTGCTCTTACTTTTCCTGCTGCAGCCTTACGAGAAGCAGGGTGTAGGTGCTCAAGAAGAGAGTAGTCGTCTCTTTCTTCCATATTCGTAAGTGTCTTGAGGTCGTCAAGCATCTTTTGAATATCATTTTTCTTTTTTGCTTTTGTTGCGTCGTCCATCTCCGTGTCGGCATCAATTGCTTCAATAGCGTCCGCAACCTCCACGTCAAGGTCAGCAAGAACAGCGCCCACTATGCGTGAATCTTTATTCCAATTAACGCCATCCGGGTCTTTCTTGTCTTTATTGGCTTCAGTAAATCCTTCAAACCATCCAGGGAAAGTCTTTTTAATTCTTGATTCAACATCTTTTCTGCGTTGGCGAAGGTTCTCGGCAACCTGTATTTTCTGGTCAGAAGTAAGAGAATCCCAAGTTGAGCCGTCGTTGTCGTCAACTTTGTTAATTCCGGGAATTGCCTTCTTGAGTGCTTTCTTCTTTGCTCTTTCTGAACGAGAAGAAAGACCAGAAGTAGTGATATCTGTACGCGCAGTGCTAACTCTGCTTCTCTGACCGGTGTTGCTTAGTCTTCCCGCTGGCTTTGCTGTTCTTCTTCCCTCAAGCCTGCTTGCTTTTTCTGGGTCAAATTCTGCCCCAAGAGCAGAAGCCGGCTTAAGTTTAATTCTTTCACCTGGCTTGGCTTTTCTTGTACCAGTTCCATTACGTGATGACTTAGGGTCAAATCCGTCACCAACAGATGCACCCATGCGTGTAATTGCACCAGGAACTTTTGGTGTTGCAGGACGCTCAAATGCTGAGCCTTCCTGTACTAAGCCATCGTTGTCTCCGTCGACAGCCTTTGGGTCAAATGGCTCAGAAGCCATTCTTGCAATTCTTCTTGCTCCACGACTTCCGCTTCCGGCACTTCCGCCGATTCTTTCGCCAATGCCTTTTGTTTCAAAATCAAGGCTCTTTGTTTCAAGACTAAAAGATGCACCAACATGGGTACGTCCACCCTCGTCAAGAATTGCGCTCTTCATTTTTGCGCCAATTCTTCTTTCTGTGCTTCTGCTTAAGTTTGAATCAAGGCGTTGACGCAGTGACTTAATGTTTGCTTTTGACGGCAATGCATTAAACATTTCACGTTCAAAGTCGTATGAGTATTGATTTACTCTTGCTTCAAAAAGAAAACTTCCTTCTTTGACTTGAGTTCTGAAAGTAAGACCTTTGTAGCCGATAACCGACAAGTATTGTTCTTTTGTAAAATGACTAATAGGTGTGTCCATTACTGCTGGAACAATAGAAGTATTTGCCATCTTGACAGATTTGCATGAAATATACGCTTGTGAATTGGTGAAAGCGTTACTAATTGGATTTTCGTTGTATCCAAGTTCGTTAATCAATGATTTAATTGCTACATCATTGAGAGGCTTATATGTTCCAAGAACAATTCCTGATGGAAGTTCAGATGTATTAAGGCTCTTGGTGTTATTTGAGTTAACCCATTGTGCCCACTCGCGACCCTGTCCTTCTGCTCCGTAATAAATAGTTCCAGAATTGTCACGAACTGCAACGGCAAATTGCTCGTTACGTAGTGCGTCAAATAGTACCGCTACTTGTTTCATTTGTTTGCTCCAAGGATTTTCATTAAAGTATCACGGCTACTTGCATAGCGATTAATTCTAGATTCTAATATTTTACCAATAATATTGAGGTGAGCCTTCTCGGCGCTACTCAGTTTTCCGTCGTTGTAAAGTCTTGTCTTAAATTGAGTAAAGTTGAACTGTCTTGCTTTTAGCAACAGTGCGTCAATTTCTCTTCTGAAAGAAAATCTTTGTTCTTGTTGAAGTTCCATAAAGTATTTGGCGTATCTTTCGCCTTCTGGACTATCAAAAAATTCCGCAATTGTCATTTTTTGTCTTTCAACAATTTTAAGTTCATCAAGCGCAGCGAGTCCTGATGTTGTGTTGTTTGTGATAACGGGCTTTATCTTCTCACCGTTTGACATCGGAATAATTGAGCCTGGGTCACGCTGTCTTTGGTCTGTAAGCCAGTCGGAGACCATGAGTTTAGCAATATCTTCAGGTTCGTAGTCCTTGAGAGTTTTTCTTCTATCAACTTGAAAACCGCGAAGTATCTGACTTGGTTCTTCTGTTAGGTATTTGCGCTTGTCCCCTTCGCCAACGAAGAATACATCTGGAGATTCAAGTCCGAGGTGTTGCTGTAGGTCTGATGCAAATTTTTGACCAATATGTTCAAATTGTCCACCACTGCTGTATTGGATATATTTTCTTCCATCTGGCGCTGTGATTATTTCCCTTGATGCGTCAAGTTTCTCTCTCTTAAATGAGTTTGCCTTGTTGATTGCTTCTTGTAGAATCATTGGGTCAATATTCGCAAGAGAACCACCGCTAGCGATTTGTGATACCGCTTCGTCAATGCTTGTAATGTCTTTTCCAATAGCGGATTCGCTATCATTTTGACGCATTGATTCTGCAATAGGCTTTGCCTTTTTTCCTTTTCCGAATACTTCATCAACCCAGCGAGGCATTGATTTTCCGTTTGACTTAGCAACTACTTCATTTGGGTTTTTGATTCCTACAAAACTTTCGCTATACCCAATTCCGTCACCAGTTTGATTAACTACTTCCTTGAGTCTTGCCGTCGGGTCATCTGTGATATCAATGTTTGCTGCACTGTTTACTGTTCTGCCTAGTTTTCTTCTTTCGCCAACAGTAAGGGGGCGTTTTTTATCTAAAGTTATTGAAGAACCACCAGGAAGTACGTACGTAAGTTTAGTTACTCCAGTATTGGAAAGTAGACCCAACTCTTGACCACCCAGAGCATCAACACTGGCAATGCTCGTTAAGTAGTTAGCGCCTTCCATGTCTCTGTTGTCCGGGATTGCCCTCAATACCTGTGCAGGAACAACCGGCTCAAGCACGAACCCGTCTTTTCTAACCATTCTTGCTACCGGCGTTGGGCTTTGACCCATATCACGAATAATCTGGCGTGAATTTAGAGAGAAGGCTTTAGGGTTTGGATTCCCCACTCTAGGGATAGTAGGACGACGAGCATTGATGAGTGAATCACCAATATCAACTCCTGTCACCGGTGTTGTTTCTACTTGACCAGGGTTCTTAGCACCTCTAGCAAGTCTTCTAAGCGCTCCAATAGCCAAACCAAGCGCTGAAGGGATATCAAACAACTGCGCCCCACACGTGCTTAGCCTGTTGTCCGTAAAGCGTCCACCGTACTGATAGCCCTCTGGGCATCTTGTTGTCTGGTTTCTAACTGCATTCACTCCGCCTGGAAGGTTTGGTTTACCTGGAGTAATAGCAGACCAGCCAGCGGCTCTGACCGGGTTTCTCAAAGGACTCATATTTCCCGGAATAGCCATAGAACCAATTGCTTGAGCGGCTTGACCAATTGTTGAGTGGGAACCAATTATTCCTACTTTGACGTCATATTTTCTCATTAACCCTGAGCGCTTGGCAAGAGCCTTATAATCAATAACGCTCTGGTGCCCGTTTAGGGGCATGCGAATAATGGTCACACCACCACCAAGTGATTTGGTGGACATAGAAACTCGTTTTCTAACGTAAGTGATGTACCCGTCGCCTCTCATGTCAGCAGCAATCGCCTTCTTCTCTAGTGTACGGAAGAGACTTTGTCATACCATCAACAGCGTCTTCCCCTTCAATTTCCCAGTTGTCGTCATCACCAATCATCTTGCAAAAAGTTGGTTCCATCTCTGCAAAATCACGAAGAACCATCATTGCGTGCTTCACGTCATCGTTTGTTACTACATTGTCCATGTTGTCGTCGATTACTTCTGGGATTCCAGACTTCTTGCCAACTTCTTTTCTAATGCGTGAAGAGAACTGAGAATCGGACCAAAGCGAACCGTTGATTCCCTTTTTGATTTTTTTGCGACAGTTCTTCATTGTTGGATGATGGCATCCTTCGTTTGGCCATAAACCAGTAGTCTCGTGATGCAACCAAGCACAAATGTTGTTCAATGGGAATAGTTCTGGATGGTCAGCCAAAATGACTTTACAGCGGCGGAATCCACCATCTTTCTTCATGATTGGACGCCAGTAGCGTAAAAGGCGCTCAAGGTTTCCTCTTCGCGGCCCACGACCCTTTAGGATGTCTCCAGTGACTCTTTCCTGAGGAAGAACATCTGGGATGACTACGTCCTGTGGAGCCTTATATTCATATGTGCTCATTATCTTCCAGTTTTCTTTCTAATCATGCTCGTGTTTTGTGTTTGGAGCAGTGTCTTGAACTCAAAGGCTCTAGATGTTAAGTGTTTTTGCTTTGTCTTAGATTTCATTACATCCGTAGACAAGGGAACTCCTTTTAAGAGTTCGGGGTCAATGTTCTGAGTTTTATTTACAAAGACCCTTTTCCATCTGTCAGACTCGTCGCCATCTAAGCCGTCCCACAGCCAGTCGTGAAACTTCGCCGTACGTAATGGTACTAGATTTTCTTCATTCATAGCGGTCTGCCAGAAGTTTACAATAGTTGGCTTCTCTCCATTGTCGTATACGCCATCAGAGTTTTGGTCTGAAGCGTCAATTACGTAATAAAGTTTCTTGGTTTTTCCGACTATCCCAACTAATACTGCCTTCATTTGGCTTTTTCCTTAGGCTTTGGTTTTTGCTTTGGCTTTGGCTTTTCTTTATCAGGAGGTTTGATTTTGTCAATAAATCTAACCATTTCTTGCATCGCCATTCCGTAGAGGCCGATTCTTCCGTTTTCCCTATTCGGACTAGGGCTCACCCACGTGTCTTCAGCAAGAATATCAACTCCATCTTTGTTTGTGAAAATAACTTCTTCAATCCCTAAGTCAATAAGTTTTTTCTTTAATTTTTCTGCCTTGCCTATGTCGGAAAGAATGTTGTAGAACTTTGGAGTAAACCCTCCGCCTACCTGTCCACCTTTTTCAAAAAATGCTTTTAGTTCTTCATCCGTAGCGCCACGAGATTTAAGCATTTCAGAAATAAATATTCTTCCAGCAATCATGTCATTTTCTGGGATTTTGCTCATTTGTGAATTAAAAATAGAAGTCGGAATTTTTACGTGCTCAACATCTTCTATTCTTATTTCGTCAATTATAAATGCTTCAAATTCTGAAGTACCGTTATTGTTCAATATTCTGTCGTGATTTCCGTCGGAAAGAGTCAAAAGTATGTCAAATAGTTCGGACACCGAGTCTCTACCGCTTGCTCCAATCATTCCAAAAATTGCTAACTCAATTGCTGTTTCGTCATTTTCGTTAAGCAGGACATAGGACCCGCCGGAGTTGTAAGCATTTTTTCTTCCGTAAAAAATTCTCGGTGCATTTTCGCCGCGAAGAACAAGTTCCATTCCACGGTCGTAATCCATAAATTCTTCAGAACCAACAAGTGTTCCTTTTTCTCTTAAACCCTCTTCGATTTTTTGAATATAAGAACCGTTAATTAGCGAAACATTTGTTATTTTTGTACTTAAGTCTCTTATGCCAATAGCATTATTGCGAGATTGACGCAGTCTTGAAATAGATTTTGATTTTGAACTTTCTCCGCTTATTTTCTTTGCGCTTACAAACTTTTGTAGCAATTCATTGTCAATAGAGAACCTGGCTCTTCTATCAAATTCATTATGGACATCAACTGCCAGTTTTGTAATTAGTTCTTTAATCTGCTTGTCTAAATACTTTTCAAGAATCTTAGACACTTCTTCTGGAACTTCTTCTCCAAACAAGGAAGCGCCAGATTTATTTCTTGCTTCTCTTAGTAGAGCATAGATAGCAATTGAATATCTTTCCGCATACTTATCGTAAGGCATCGTTTGTTCGCCTTTTGTTACTTCATTTTGACCAAACGGCTTATTGTTAATTTTAACTAAATCAGAAATTATTTCGTTTGAACGCGCAAGTGTATTTTTTGACGCGGTAGACATTGACCTAGCACCAGAAATAGTTTTATTTTTGCGTTTTTCCTTGACAAAACCAAGAAGACTATCTGCGTATTTTCTGTTTTCGCTAATTGGGGAAGACGATATTAAAGACAAATTATTTTGTGTTTCTTTCAAATATTCATCTGATGTTACCTGATGAGATATTTCTGCTTCAAGAACACCATCTTCACCACGACCTGTAATTTTCATCTTCCCAGGAGGAATAGTAATTCCGTTCGTATTTCCATTCATATTTGTTACCGCCGCGTTTGAGCCATTAGGCAAAACGAGTCTTACTGAATTTTTCTTTTTCTTTAAATCTGGAGTGGGTGGCAGAATTTTGAAGTTAATATTTGCTGGTATTTTAAACGTAACCAAATCGGTAAGTATTGATTTTTCGTTCAGTCTTTTACGTACGGAATCAATTTGCGATTGAGAAAATCCTGCTTCAAGTAGTTCCTCTGTTGACATGTTGCTTGTTCGAATTGCATCAATTAGGTCAGCAGTTGTTTTTGGCTTAACAGAACGAGACGACATGCCACTAGTTGTATCGCCAAATGCGTCAGTTGAAGAAAATGGGTCAATAGAAATTGGGTCAGTTACAAAAGTGTCACTTTCCCATGTTGGCATTTCTGTTGAAGCATCAGAAAAAGGGTCAACATCTTTTGGTTTATGAAGGCGAGGGTCAGCGTCAATTCCCTGAATTCCATCACTACCTACAATATGTTCCGTATATCGCTCGCCGTCCCACCATCTTTTTCTGGTTGAGTCAACCGGGTCTGGAAACCATGATGGTTCAGGAATTGATGAACCTAATTCTGGAGTTTTATCCCCTCTACGGCGGACTCTGTCTCTCAAGGACTCTGTTGCATCAACAACCCTGTCTTTAGCGCCTTCGGCAATTTCTTTTGCTTTGTCTTTTGCTCCAGATACATCAAGTTCGGAAATTCTTTCTCTGGCAGCACTGGCAATTTCTCTTGCTTTTTCTCTTGTTCCTTCACTAGCAAGAACGTCTGCTGATTTTTCAAGACCTTTCATTACGTCGTCAGGAAGACCTTCCGGTGCAATTTTTTCAATAAAGGGCTTTGCTTTTTCTGCTGTAGACGGGTCAATCCATCCGCGCTCAACAGCAACAGTAAGGAATTTATCTGCGGCATCTCTTCCGCCTCGTCTAGCAAGAACGGCAGCAACTCCTGGAGGTCCAAAAGCAGTAAACGCTTCAGCCATTTCTGCTACAAATTCAAGAGATTCTTGTCTTTCTTCTCCGACGCCAATTTTTTCAAGAATCTTACGACCCCGTTTTGAACCTAACAATTTAGATGCTATTCCTAGTTTTGAAGAAAGACCGCTGGTTGGTTCGTTTGTAATGATATTTCCAGTTATAGGTTCATTTATGTCAATTGAATCGCCAATTGATACGTCTTCTGAAATTTCAATTTGGATTTCAGCGACCATGTCCATAGGTAATTGTGTTTTATCAAGCGCTTCAAGAACCAATGATTCCTGTTGAATCATGTCTTCGCCAATATTTTTAGGTGCTTCAAGACCGTTTCTTTCAAATGCCCCAGTTATTTCGGCAATTGAATCAAGATTGTCCGAAGTGTTAGTCAGGCTTGAGAATCCAAACCCGTCAGATGAGCCACCGCGAATTTTTTGAGAATTTATTAATGCTTCAAATTCTTCTTTTGAAAGTTTCTTGCTGTGTTCTTTTACGAGGTTATCAAGTGCCTCGGTGCTTGGAAATTCCATATCTTTAACAGAATCAATAAATGCCTGAATGTCTGGGTCAACATACTTTGGACCAAACATTCCACTTCCAGAACCATCAATAGGGTCTGGGCGCATTGGGATAATCGGGCGTGGAGAATCTATAGGTATAAGAGGTCTTGGGGCAGGTGGTACCGGCGTGCTCATTGGAATTATTGGCCTAGGTGCTGCAGATGGAAGACCACTAGAAACAGGACCAGAATGAGGTCTGGCCCACCCTAGGGCGTCATCAATATCTGGCCCATCCATAAGGCCCATTTCTCGTGCTGAGTAAAGTTCAGCGAGTGTTTCAAGCATGGCAACAGATTTTGCTTTATTAAAACCATCTACGTCACTAGCATTTAGCAATTCCAATGCTTTTTGTTGCTCGGTGTATGAATAAACTCCAGCCAGAGCGTCAAGACGTTTTTCAATAATATCTTCAATGTCGTTGCCAAAAACATATCTCATGTCTTCAGGATTTGACGCTGCTAAAAATCCGTTGACAACGCCCATTAATTGAACATTGCTCATACCGTCTATGTCTTGACCGTTTGCTTCAGCCCAAGTGAGAATTCTGTCAAACTGGATTAAGTGAGAGAACTCATGGATTCCTACCTCTGAACCCATGTCAGCCCATCCATTACCTTGCGCAGCAGCAAGGTCCGTCATGTGCGTAAAAGTCCATGTGCGCATTCTTTCGTCAGATGAAAGTGCGGCAGAAATTGACGCAAGTTGGTCTTCATAGTTTCCGCCAACTGCATCAACAAGGTCAACTTCTCCTGGCCCTGGGAGTGATGGCAGACCTTTAAACGCCGTATCGGACCTAATCAAAATCATATTTGGTCCTGATTCACCATGCCATGTAGGGTCAAAAACGTCTCTTCCTCTATCTACTCCAAGTTTCATTCCACTAGGGGATTCCACAAAGTAAGACCCAACTTTAATTCTTGTCTTTGATGCAATATCTGGATGTTTTTGTGCTTGCTCAATAATTCCAGCAAGCGCACCGTTTACGTATGTGCGCTCTCTGGTTAAAGCCATGTCTACAAGTTCAGTCAATGGCGTTACTTCATTAGCAAGTTTTAATCGCTTATATTCTTGGAATGTTTCTACATCATTCATCCCGTCAGCAAGAATGTCAAGACCAGAAATAACTCTTTGTGCAGCCCAGTCTTGATGAGACTCAAGAGTTCCACCCACAAAGAAATCGCCAAATTCTGTATCTGGATGAAGTATTCCTTCTTCGGCAAGTTTTACCATCAGTTCAGCAATGTCTGTTCCATCGCCAGTTTCTGCTATTCCGTGACGAGCAAGAAGGTCTTTAATCATTCTTTCTCTGTCTTGAGTCCTTCTTGCGATGCCGGCGACTGAATGCTGAATGTCCATAGAGCGCTCGCGCAGTCTTGTCATCGCAGAACCCATGTATGTTCCATCAAGACCCTTGTCTCCAACAAGCATGTCGTCAATATCTATAAGCATGCTTGACGCAAGACTTCTAAGACCACTTGCAGGACCGTCTTCGTCTTCTTCCATTCTTTTTCTAATCATGAAAGCAGATGCACCTGCAGCAATAAGAGCCTGAACAATTGATAAATGTGTTGGGTCTTGAAGAACGGTAATTATAGCGTCTGTAAATTCGTCTGTAAGGTCGCCGCCGATTACCTCTTGAACGTAGTCTCTAGCAGCGAGCCCTGCGCCAATTGCAGTTGTTCCGGCAATTATTCCAATTCTTCCTGCTGCCGCAATTTCTCTGTTGTGTTGCGCTATAAACTGGGCGGCCGATGCTCCTGTGCGTGGGTTTGCTCTTCCAACCATCGCCGGTAATTTAGGGTGAATTCTTCCAAGTGCTTCTGTTATTCTTTCGCTTGCTGAACGAAGACCGCTTACGCTCAACGCAGCACAGCCCTCTCCTCTTGCGTTTGTAAATCTGTTTGCTGCAGGAGTTCCTGGAGGGCATCTAAACTTACCGAGAGCATCAACAATTAGTCCTGCAGACCGTGCTGCTCTGGAACCAATATTTCCACCAGTTGTCTCGCCTATTTTGGGACCAAGATTTTTTATTTCTATCCCGGTGCTTTTTAACGGCTGGCCAGTACGTGGGTCAATTTTGTATCTTTTTCTTCTGACCTTGGCTTTAGGGTTTGGCTTTATTCCATTTCGTTCATAACCAACATCAACCCATCCAAAGTTTGGATACGGTTCATCAACCATCATTGCCTGAATACGTTCTGTTTCAGTTACATAATGCTTAAAGTATTGTCCTGGCTTCTTTGTTGCAGTAGGGTCAAAAACCATTCCGTAATGGTTTACAAATTTTGAGCGTTTTCCTTCAAGCCCTCGCTTTTTACCATCAGTATCTCCAGGCATTGCAGCCTTGATTGATACGTCTGCGATTAAGCGTTCAGTACTTGATATAACTGAAGTTCCAGCCTTGAAGACTATTGCGCGAGAATTTACATCAAGACGAGTAGTCCTTTTGTTGAACCCAGGCGCGTAATGGCGACTTTTGTTATAGTTCACCCCCGTCATAACGGGCCACGCTTTCTTTTTTAGTTAGACGAGTCTTGCTCGTTGACCTCTGCGTTGAGGAGTTCAAATTCAAGCAATGATGACATCAATTCAGAATCAACTTCACCTGACTTCTCTTCAATAACCGTTGCTCCACCAGTCAACCATGTTGAAGGAATCATCTTCTCAGCGCCAAGAGCCTTTGCACGCTTCATAATGTGACGCTTTGCTGCTTCCTTGTCCTTTGCGCGGCCAAATGCTGAGATTGCATTCTTGAGGTCGTCCGTAGATTTGATTGGGAAAGAACCGTCTGGCAAGGCCATTCCTTCGTCAGCCATCTTGGTACGGTCTTCTTCAGAGAAAGCACGCTTGAGAGCGATTTCTGCAGCCTCTGCTTCAATATCTTGTGCTTCTTCTGGCTCGTACTTGTCGTATCCAAGAACCTCACCATCAAGAGAAACAAAAACATCGTATGACTTTCCATCAATGCCTTCAATTTCAACTGCATAAGCATCAAAGCCTTCAAAAATGTCTGGCTCAACTGCCATGACTGAACCCTGAATTGACTTAACAGCAATATCTGCTGCTTCAGTGAAGTCAATAACCATCACTGAATCAAGTGCTGACTTCTGCTCAAACGCATTGTCGTCCAACTTGTGCCATCCGAGAACCTCTGCAGTTGTTCCGTCAACAAAGACTTCAACAGCGCGACCATCTTTTGCCTGAACATCAACAACAAACATGTCTGCGTCTGATGAGTATCCAGAGTCAAGAACCTTGCCCTGGAACATGTCCTCGGCAATGCCTTCAACAGAAAGAAGTCCTGGCATACCCTTTTCTGAAACACATCCGCCTGGGCAGTCATCACATACTGAAACACCACCAGGATAAACTTTGCGCTCAATACCGCAAAGGTAAGCGTTTCTTCCAAGTTCTGCTGACTTTGCGCCCATAGAGGCGAGACGCTTCTTGCGGGCACCCTCAAGGTCAACTCCGTAACCCTTCATTGACTCTTCTTCTTCGGCGTCGCCTTCGTTGAGTGCATCAACTTCTTCGTCTTCGCCTTCTGGAACATCCATGTCAATTGAGCGCATTGCTGCTGCGCGGGCGCTCTTCTTTGATGCTGCTTCTGCTGCTTCGTCGTCTGGAGTGTCTTCTTCTTGTTCGTCAGTGCCAAGTTCAACTACAGGAGCGTTCATCTTCTTCTTTTGCGGCATCATGGCCATTTCTTCGTCGTCCATCATGGGAAGACCCTTTTCAAGGAGGTCGGCACGAACCATCTTCATTTCTACAGGCATTGCTCCGCACTTGCCGCACACCTTTGCGCCCGGAGTAAAACCGCACTCGCTACCGGCAAGGTCTTTCGCGCACTTTAATACTTGACCTTCACTGTCAATACTGACTTCGACTTTTTCGCCCATTGTTTGCTCCTAGGGTTTTGATTTGTAAAGACGGCACAGCCGTCAATAGCAAAACATGAATCTTCTTTGTAAGAGTATAACTTAGCACGTATGGGTACTACAGGACGAAGACCTTTACGTATTCGGAATACTTATATTTCTTCCTTGAGAATTTGTTCGTTTAGTTGTACGAGAACCAATCTCGTCTGTATCTCTGTCAATAAATGTTGACATTCCCGCAGCAGCAAGCATCTCAATAAGTTTTGAATACATCTTTATTCTGTTTTCGCCCTTACCTTCGCCACGTTCCATTTGTCTGTCAAGGGCTACCATCATTGCGTCAAGTATTTGGTCAACTTCATCGCGTGTTGCATAAATGCTTCCAACGTTTGTTCTTCTACTGCCAGTCTTTGATGCTTCTTGCTTCTTAATTAAGTCAAGTAGTTTTTGCAAACCTTCTGCTGTTGCTTTGTCATTTGCTTTACGAGCCGCTTCAATTTCCTTGGGAAGAGAACTTTCAACTTCACCAAAGTAAGTGGCTTCATCGGTAATCATTGTTCTTCCTGGCTTGGCTGATGACGAACGAAGACCTGAAGTTCTATCTAGAGTTCCAGGCTTGCCATACTTTGCTTCGTTGGCTTTTTTCCATTCGTCAATAGTCGATTTAAGTTCTGCTTGCTTTTTTAATGATGCAGGAGTAATTCCAGACTTGCCAATAGTTTTGTCAATGTCAAGTTTTTCTGAACGTGAACTCATTCCACTGCGTCCACCCTTAACTCCGGTTGACCAGTTCTTTACAAGGTCGTCACGGCGGGCAATAAGAGTGTCTGAAATCTTTTTTGCTTGAGAAGGGTCGGAGATTGAAGCAGAAACCATGTCTCTAATGTCTGTGTCCGAAAGAGCACCAACGGTTTTTACCTGAGCGGCAATTTGTTCTGGGGTGATATCTCCGTAGTACGAGGCTCCCAGGCTGTTTACACTTGGGTTTCTAAGCGATTCCATCTCCCCAACGGTGCTGCCGAACTGGGAACCTTTTTCTGCTCCTCTTGCACGGAACAAGATGCCGCCACCGGTATCTACACGGTACGCCTCTCCGTCTCCGCCGATAGCGATATTGTCAGCATTACCTAGGGCGTCCCAGTTGGCAAGCCATGCATCTGCAACGAATCCAGACTGAACCTTCTTACGCCATTCTGGGTCGCTTCTCTTTGAACCCATGATTCCTGTTTTTGCTCCAGGAACCCATTCAGAGACAATTTTTGGCTTGCCCTTGTGTTCGCCAACCTCAACATCTGCTGCCTTTACACCAAGCGCTGCATAGAGTTTTGATACAAGACTTTCATTTTCAGCATGAAGGAGAGTTTTAGGTTCTTTAACGTAGAACTCTTTACCATTCTCGTCAGCGAATTTGCCGCCTGGTTGAGAACCGCCTTGGCCGCCAACTTTCTTCCAGTTATCAGTTACTAGTTTTTTCTTCGGCTTAACAACTTTGGGGGTTTTTGACTCTTCGGGCTTATTGCGTCTAATACTGAAACTGCTTAATCCGCTTCTGCTGTCTAATCCGCCAGTTCCAAATGAAGGTCTTTCGCCCGAAACAACATCACCGTCAGAAATGAACGTGTCATCTTCGTAGTAGACATCAAGGTCCTCAAGGGTCTTAAGAAGTTTCTTTGCCCTTGTGACATTCTTTCCTTCTTCTGAGTTGTTTGTGTTGCCGGAATAATCGTCGATATAAGTGTTTAACGACTCAATCATTGCGCTGATATTTGAACGAGTTAAATCTTCGCTTCCAGAAAGGACGTCATCAAGTTCTGTCCAAATGTCTTCGTGGGCTGCTTCAATGTCGTCAGTCTGTTTTGCTGAGTCAACTCTTGATGCAGATGAAGAAACAAAATCTACAAGGCTTGTCATTTCGCTATCACGCTGTTTTGCGGCTGCTTCTTTTGTTGTAGGTCGTTTTTTTGCTGGCTTTGCTTCATCAAGAGGCTTAGATTCAATTTTTGGAGGAATCCAGTCCGCAGGACGTGCAGCACGACGGGCGTCACGTTCTTTGCGGGCATTGATTTTTTCTTCTTCAGCAAACAGTTCTTTAAGGACTCGTTCGTGGTCAATTGGCTTCATTCCTGACTTGGCAGGGCTTCCTTCGTAAAGCATCCAGTCAAGTTTTTCTTCATTGTCAAGGTCGTCCCAGTTGTCTGGCTTTAGGTCATCAAAAACCTTGCCCTTATCTCTTTCACCAAGTTGCTCGCCGCCCATTTGACGTCCACGGCTTGTTTCTCCTCTGGTTACATCGCCAATTCCTCTTGCTCCGCCGCCAGGTTTTGAAGAGCGAGGCGTTGGGGCATCTCCTTCATTGGATGAACGAAGCCCTCCACCACCTGGTCCCAAGTTTGTGTGCAATGTTTCAAGGGCACGCCACTGGCTTGGAGACAGTTGTCCCTTGTTCTTGTCAAAGTCAGAAACATGAGACTGAGCAATTCTCAGACCCTTCTGTTGACGAGCCCAATCAATGAGTTCACGTTGTCTTCCAACAGTTATATCTGCCGGCGCGCCAGAATTAAGACGCTTTGGCTTTCCAATTCCGCCTTCTGCACCAGTCTTTGCAATTTCAATACTGGAATACTTTCCATCTTTACTATCAGCAACGTCTTCAAGAAGTCCAAGCAAGTCGGACGTTACCAAGTTACCTTTTTTCTTAGATTCCTCAATGCTTGGTATGAGCGAATTGTATTCTTCTGCAGAAATAGAGAATTTTCCATTACTTGCTTTTGAAAGAGTTTCATCTAAAGCGGTCAACGCCTCAGGCTTACTTGCGTTTTTAATTAGACCTTTAATCTCTTCACGAAGGAGACCAATTTCGTCTTGCGAGAGTTCAATGTCAAGTTTTGGATGAGCATTGATTGTTCCACTTTCAGTACGAAGTGGGCGTGTGCGTCTAGATACAGACGGAGAAGTGAAGTTGTTATAAGCATCATTTTTTGCTCGGGTAAGGATGTCTTCAATATCACCAAGGACATTGCTTTCAATGCCTGACATTCCCTCACGGGCAGTTTCAATATCTTTAAGCCACTTATCAAGTTCTTGCGGAGTCATGCGGATTCGCTGTGAATCCATAGCCTGCGATGGGGTTGCTTCGTTCAGGCGCTTTACGATGTCTTGCACGCCATCGATGTCTTTGAGGTCTTCTTTGAGTTGAGATATTTCGTCTTCGCTCAGGTTGGCGCTGTAGCCACTTCCATAAGGCACTTTCTTGGGGTCTCTTGAACCGCGGGATGAAAGACCGCTTTCACCGTCATTGGGGTCGAAATTAATCGCACTATCGTATAACTGTTCAGCAGCATTGTTCTTCATCAGCCCGTCAAGTTCGGTATCAAAAGCATTGTCTCCACCAGAGACATAATTTTCCTGGATACCTGCTCCGAGACGTGTGATTGAATTATCAAGAGACTGTCTGTCTTTCTTTGAAAGACCGTCTGTTTCCGTAAACTTTTTAAGCGCAGCAAGTCTTTCCTCTTTAGGGAGAGCCGCTATTTTTTTAAGTTCGTCGTAGAACTTGTCATCGCCATTGAGGGCAATAGAGTCCTCTATGACTTTTCCAAGATTATTCACAAGGTCGTCTTGAAGTTCTTTTTGTCCAGGAGTAAGTGCTTCGCCCTTGAAACCTTTTCCACGAAGAGCAATTCTTACCTCATCATCAATAGTGTCTGCAAGAAGTTCGTTGTAGTCACTGTCAAAGTCTTTGCGTGTTAAATCTTTTGCCTCTTCTACGGCATTTTGCCAGATTTGTTCATTTGCATCATCAGGTGGTTCAAAGTACGAAATGTCACGACCAAGCACGGGCTTGCTATCGCGAGATGCAAGGCCACGAATGTTTTCTTTTTCAATCTTGCCCCTGTCTGGCCTATACACAGAATTTTGACGAGTGTCATTTAGGGAGTCAATTAAGTCTCCACCAGTAATCTTTTCATCGCCAAACTCTTTTGCCAAAGCAACAATCAGTGGGTTTGCGTCGTCTTTAGATGCTCCTTCACGGAGGGCATCAGCAAATTCATTTACTAATTCTTCAGAATCAATTGATGGGTCATTTTCAACAATTTGGTCAATTGCTTTTTCTATTTCATAGTTTAAATCTTCAAGAGAAATTGTTCCAGAGGTTATTCCTTCAGAACTATCCCCAAACAGTTTAGAAATGGAACCAAGAGTTGCTGCAAGGTCTTCTGGCTCCCCACCTGCCCTGAGGGATGCCATCAAGTTCTTTCTATCTTCTGCTGCTGTTTTTTTTGCTTCTTCTGGAGTGTTATCAAGCCTGCCTGGTTTGCGTCTCTTGCTCCAGAATTCTTTAGACGCTTTAATTAATTTATTAAAATCATCATCAAATTTAGATTTTGCATTATCTACGATGTCTTCAATTTCTTCTTTTTCAATAGAAGTTCCTGTTTTTTTCACAGAAGAAACATGTGAATCAAGCATTTTTTGAACGGAATATCCTACTTCGTCCATAAAATCTTCAATTGCTTGTCTTGACTCAAATTGTTCAATAATGTTTTCATCAGAAAGCATTTCTGCTAATTTTTTTCTTGCATCAGATACAGACGTTCCGACACTGTCTTTGAGTTTTTCGTCAGTAAGGTTTGCTAATGCTTCTTTAGCCCCATCAATAAGTCGCGTCTCATCACCATTGGAACCAACGGCGCGAACTGCAGCATTTGATACGTCGTTTACTAGTTCTTTTGGTAGGTCATCTTTTGAGACAATCTCTGCATTGCTGGAACGGAGTCCACTTTCACCTGAAGGTTTTTGTGGACCTATAGGATTAGTAGCATTTGCTCCGCGTGCTTTGTCTTTTTCTCGTTGTTTTGCAAGTTCACGAGCATATTCAGAGTCGTCGCCACGAGATGAAAGGCCGCCTTGTTCTCTGTCTTTTGCCCACTGCGCGAGTTGTTCGTCAGTTAATTCTTTGTCCGGTGGTGGAATCTCCGGCCTGTCTCTACGAGCAATCTGCTCACGCTTGCGAACTTCCGTGTTCTTTAAGCCTGTCATTTTTGCTACTTCATCAAGACTAAGACCACGCTCTCTGAAGTCAAGAATTACATCATCAGATGGATTTTCCCTAAACTTTGCTAGTTCTTTTGCCTCAATTTGACGAATCTCCTGAGGCGTCTTATCAAACATCTTTCCAGCATCTTGCAGAGATACGCCCATCATTCTGTAGGCAATGATGTCGTTAGTACTTCCGTCTTTACGAAGTCTCGCCATTTCACGGGCTTCGCGTTGACGAATTTTCTCTGCTGGGATTCCGTGTTTTTTTGCCGCTTCTTCAAGAGACATGCCCTTCATTCTGTCAGCGAGAATATGTGAGTCAAAAACGTTTATTCCTTGGTCGTTTTTTTCTGACCGAGGCTTGTTAAAAATTTGCTTGTCGTCTAAAGACCTAAGGCCGCTCACACTTGGTGTAGCAGGTCGCTCAAACGCGGAGCCCTCTTGGACTAACCCGTCGTTGTCGCCGTCAACAGCGTTTGGGTCAAATGCTTCGGTGGCGAATCGTGCCACCCCTCGCACTTTTCCCCCGCCACCGCCTATACTGCCGCCGAGTGCTTTCTGTGCGGTCTCCATTGCGTCCAGGAAGTCCTTGGTAACGCCCGATGTAATAATTATTCCGTCTTCGGAAACATGGCTTTCAACTCTGTGATAGTCAAAAATTGGGTCAAGCAGTTGCTTTGTACTGAATGCATCTTCAAGAGCAACGGGAATAATGTATTCGTCTGTCTTGACTTCAATATCTTTATCAGCGGAAGCAACAATCTCTTGAAGCGTCTCAAGGACTGTCTTCAGTTTTGACATATTTCTTGAACTTAAAGTTCTACCAACTTTGGCGTCAAACGTTTCGTCAAGCAAGTCTGCAAGCATTTCAAGTTCTTCATCAAAAGCAGACTTTTCAAAACCGTCACTTTTTGGCATCACGTAAGAAGGACTAACTACCCCTTGTGGCTCTGGCATTGCTGCTTGAGGCTTTACCTGCATGGGCATTGATGGCATCTGAGAAGGAACAACAGTGCGAGAGCCACTTGAACCGCCATCAGCAAGTTCTGGCTTACCAAACATAAATGTCACATAATTGTCTGGCGTGTGGTATCCGATGCGATACATGGTTGAGCGCCCGTCAGAAGTGTTTCTTCTAAAGATTGCAGTGTTCTCCGTAGCCTGAATCAATTGAATTGGTGAGCCACTTCTTGACTGAAGTTCTCGGGAGAGTCTTTCTCTCTCGCTTCCACCAATTGGCTGAGCAAGACCTTCTGAGAAGATTGGCTTATCGTCTTCTTCGTCTTCTGTTCTGAGAACAACAATCTTTGGACCTTGCTCCATATTCATATGGTGAGGCATCATCCCGCCAGGACCGCACTTTTCGGCAGTGTCATCCGACTTTACAGAAATTGTTCCAGTCAACTGGTTTGCACCGTGAAGAACTGGAGAAACTTCATAAAGTTCCACTTCTTTAAGAATATTAGCCTGAAGGTTTGGGTCAAAAATTGCATCAAGGGTCTTGTACCCAATTGACCATTCTTGTTCTTGCCCGAAGAAGGCAACATTGGCAAATGCTTCTTTTCCTTTTTCGGAGTTGAGATTGAACTGCACTCGTGCGTAAAGACCACCAATTCCAGCAACCTTCATCTTCATTGGCAGACGTGAGTCACTTGGCGGAACCTCGTAGATTTCAAGGACTTTACCAATTGGGTCATTCCAATTATGGCCCCAAACAACTCTTGGCTTGCGGCGCGTAAGGCTCTTTGTAAACGCACCAGTAACGAGAACGTCGCCAACTGAGTCCTTGTTGCCGATTCCGGCTACAAAACATTCAACAATACCTTGAGCAGCGTCAATATTGAACTGGCCCGGCACTGATTTGTAGGCAATATTAGATGATGACATAAAACTCCATGAGGTCTTCATTGATAATAAAGGACGGAATGGCGTTTGATTGCAAGTATTAAATACAGATATTGCAGTTTCTGTATTTTATTTTTGGTTGTTTACAGATTTAAATCTGCGAACCGACCATCCATGCTCGGCGGGTTTCGTCTTCTGCTACTTGTCCACGTTTTTTAGCCAAAAGATTTGTGAATGTAGTTACGAGTGCACTTCTAAATGCTGTTGCTCGCTCTTCTTCACCAAGAACCGAAAGTGTCGTAAAGATAGAATTGCTAATTTCTTGAGCGGTTTCTTCGTTAATTGACTTAATTCTGTTCATCTGAGCATCAACACTGGCCATAATGTCTTCCTTTTTCATAGGAACACGAACAAGGCTCTTTTCCGCATAGGTGCTTTGAGCGTCATTGATGATTGATGTCAATACAGGACGGATGTCTTCATCCATCTGCTTTGACCATGTTTCAAGAGTAAAAACACTCTCGGTATCAAGATTTCCAACCGACAGTTGTTTTCTGGCTTTTACACCAGCGGCTTTTTCAAGTACTACTCGCATTTGTCGTTCAAAGACTCGCTCAAGACTTCGGTCAAGAATCTCGGTCCAACGATTACATGTTGTCGTGACTTTTTCCATCCACTCTTCATCAGCCTTACTATTGATGCCTGAGAAGTACCCAGTCATCTGTCCGGGAGCGGTTGGCATTGCTGCTGCTTCTGGGGGTGCAGATGCTTCTGCGGCTGCCTGAGGTGCTTCTTGTTGGTTTGCTAAAGCAAGTGCACCTTGCATCGTGGTTGGGTCTGGTGGTGCCCCTTCAGCGCCAGGCATACCCATAGGAGCAGCGCCTGGCATGCCAGGGGGAAGATTGTTTCCTGGTGTTCCAGGTATTTGAGCCTGGGGTGGCTCCTCCATCTTCTTCTTGGTGTTTGCGATTGGCGTCAAGTTTGGATTCATCAAAAGGGAATCAGCGAGGTCGCTATCAACTTCTTTTCTGCCAGAAGCAATTCTGTACTCATTTGTACTGATTAAGCCCTGAGAGAGTTCTTCCTTGATGTATCTCTGACGCTCCTGCTCGTAGAGGATAAGTACAGGAACTTGAGAAGTATTAAAATCAACATAGTGTTCTTCGTCTAGTTCATCTAGTGCTCTAGCGATTGGCTCCAAGTGAGGAAGCATTGTCTCGTTCCAAAATACTCGGATTTCCTCGCTGGCATTAGAGAACGTACGGCCCGAAGCGTTTCCGATGACCGACTCGGGAACACCAAATGAAGCAAGGATTTCTTCTTTTGTGATTTGTCGCATTTGAATATATGCGGCATCTCTTGGGCTTGAAGATGTATCAACAAAGTCTGCACCGTCGTCTGACGAAATAACGCTTGTTGCGCCAACTTTTGTTAGGTTTCCCCTAAATCGACTTTTAAGTTCTTCCTTGTCGTCATCATCGATTTCTCCACGAAGAACAAGAAGACCACCAGGACGGCCATCGTTGAGAAGGAAGTTGCGGTTGTAGACCTTTGCTAAGTTTTCAATTTCGACAGCAATGCCAGCAGCCTCAAGCGGAGTCATGGATAGATATGGGTCCAATGGGTGTGGCTTGCGAATCCATACGACATCGTCTGGCTTCATAACCACTGTTCCGCCATTTGGCATTAGAACTTCATAGCCAGAAACAAAATTTCTTGGGTCAGGAATCGGTGCGGTTGATTGAGGGGGGAGAAGGCTCAAAGCAATAACGCTTCCATCGCGCCCTCTAATCTTTTCAATAAAAACGCCTCTGGAACTCATTAATAGTTGAGAAGACAAGCGGTACCTAAAAATAAACGAGTTTTCACCAATATTGGCTTTTGTGTTCAAAATCTTTAAAACGTTTGAGTTTTTTGCCTTTGAGCCAATAACTATTTCTCCATCTGGAGAATTGTCTTTTCTTAAGATGATTGGCAGTCTTGCTTGGTTTCCGGCAATCGCATCAATACAACGAGCCACCCAAGTGACTTTTTGCATTCCTTCTTTGTATACCCGCTCAATATCCCATGAGTCTCTATATGCTTTTCCTTGATAGGCAAGGTTTTGGGCAATGGGAGCACCAGGACCTACAGCGGCTTTTGACGACTGGTTGCCTAACGATTTGTTTTGTGATGGATTCCAGGGCATTATTTTTTACTCAAGACCTAATAGAAAACCAAAAATACCGCATGTAATACCTGCCGCAATAAAACCAAGAGCAGGGGAAAATATCCCTGCTCCGACACTGGTAAACAGTATAAACCCTACCATCATAAAATATGTGAAGAATTGACGAGTTGCGCTCTTTCGGACGAATAAAGACAACTTTGCTAATCTGTTTACTGTTGCAGTAAGCACTGCTTTAAGCGAAAAAGGCATGTCTATACCGTAGCGCATAAGTGTGGTCTAATGTGAGAGCACTAATAATTTTGGAGAAACATGACAGACTGGCTAAAGGTACTTGAGTATCTAGAACCTAAAAAACCACCCTTCTGTCCTGAAGAAGCGTCAATAACCCAGAAGGTGTTTTTAAGAACGTACGGGATTGAAGCCTTGTTTGGTGGTGCGGCGGGTGGAGGTAAATCTTCTGCCCTTTTGATGGCGGCACTTCAATACGTTGATGTTCCTGGGTATTCGGCAATTCTTTTCCGTCGTACATTTGCCGACCTATCGCTACCCGGAGCCCTGATGGACCGTTTTAAGACATGGATTGACCTGCATGACGACATCCACTGGAACGCTAACTCCTATGTTGCAACATTTCCCTCAGGAGCAAGAATTTCATTCGGATACCTGAATAATACAAACGACTACCTTCGCTACAAGGGTTCAGAATTCCAATTCATCGGCATGGACGAAGTTACCGAAATCCGTGAATCTGACTATAGATACCTTTTCTCTCGTCTCCGTCGACCAGCCACAGGACCACTATCTCAGGTTCCGTTGAGGATGAGGGCCGCCTCAAACCCTGCTCCAAACTGGGTTAGGCAAAGGTTCATTGTTGAAGGATTGGAAAAGGGAAGAATATTTGTTCCTTCAAAGTTGACTGATAACCCTGGAATTGACGCAGATTCATATCGTCAAGCACTTCAAGCCTTGGACCCTATTGAGCGTAGGCGTCTTGAGGAAGGTGACTGGTGGAGCACGACGCTCGGAACACTGTTTGACAGAACCTCAGTAGTCATTATTGACCAAAATGAGGTGCCGCAGGTCACATCGGCAGCCAGAGTCGTAAGGTTTTGGGACCTTGCGGCCACGGAGCCGTCCCATGTCACCCCAAACCCTGACTGGACCGTTGGTACATTAATGTTGTTTGACGGCGGAGTTGCTTACATTTTGGATGTTAAAAAAGCCCGAGTCAAAGGCGCTCAAGTAGAGCAGATGATTGCCCAAACCGCATACGAAGACGGTCGGGGAGTGGCAATCCGTATGGAGCAAGAACCGGGCTCGTCAGGAAAAGCACTAGTTGACCAATACGCTAGATACGTACTTCCTGGGTATGATTTTGGTGGGATTAGGTCTACTGGAGACAAGGTCACAAGAGCAAGACCATTTGCTGCTGCTGTCGCTAATGGCAACGTAAGAATTATTAGAGGTCCTTGGTTGAGTGATTGGCTGGATGAACTTTCGTCTTTCCCTGAAGCATGTGACCACGATGACCAGGTTGACTCTGCTGTAGGCGCTTTTACACATTTGGCTGGCCTCGGGTTGCCACAAAGGAAAATCGTCAGTATTATCGTCTAGGTACCCACTACTAGACGGAGACAAAATGATAACCCCAGCAGATTTACGAATCATGCTTATAACCCTTGATGACTTCCTTAACAGCGAAGGCGTTAACGAAGCAGACATTGACGTTTGGTCAGAGCATCTCGTAATGCTCAACCATGTCAAGAAAGACATTGCTGCGATTTACGATTCATTCACAGCCAAGATGGTTGACAGAATGCAGTCCGAAAAAAAGACAGAATTAACCCTTAGTACCGGTGCTGAAATTAAATGCAAGGTTGGCTCTGCGAGAAAGTCATGGGATAACAAGGGTCTTATGGTGCAGGTTTTTGAACGCCTTCAGCAGTCTTCAGTTGATATGGATACTGGCGAAGTTACGTTGTCAACTGAAGAAATTGTCAATAAGATACTTGATTATGTCCAACCTTCATACTGGCGGGTTGGAGCACTAAGCGAACTAGGCATTAACGCAGACATGTTCTGTGAAGTTGCTGAACCGAAAACAAATATTGCTATTTATCTCAAAGGAGAGAAAAAATGACTACTAACAACATCAAAGAAATGCAAAACGAACTAAATGAGCAATTTCCCAAAGAGGTTGAGCGACAACTAAAAAAAGGTGGCGCTTCACTTACTTACATTCCTGTCAGTGAAGTAATCACACGACTTAACAAGGTCCTCGGATTTGAGGGTTGGTCTTATGAAATCATCAAGTGTGAACGAGACGCTATTGACCCAGATTTTATTGTTGCTCATGTCCGTCTTGTTGTTCATTCGTTGAATGAAGACTCTTTCATGACTACAACAAAAGATGGATTCGGCGGTCAAAAAATCAAGCGCACAAAGAATGGCGACATTGTCGACCTTGGGGACGAAATGAAGGGTGCCGTTTCTGACGCACTTAAAAAAGCCGCTCAGGCTTTGGGTGTTGGTCTTTACCTTGCGCGCTCGGAAGAAGCAATGGAGATTGAAGCAGAAGCGTCTATTGACCCACTTATTGAATCAATGTGGACACAGTTTGTTGAACTGTCAAAAGGTCTCACCGCAGATGGAAAGAAAACCCTTAATGACTTTTGGGTGACTTACGCTGGTAGTCGTCCAAAGCCGACAAAGAACACTGCCACAAAAGATGACCTTGATGCACTTACTGGCGAGTGCCTTAGAATCAGTATGGATGCAGAGTAATGGCGCTCACGCCCCCTCCACATCTTTCCCCGTCTTCTATCGGTTCATTCCAGCAGTGCCCACTCAAGTTTAAGTACAACAAGATTGATGGGCTAACAGACGACCCAACTCAAGCAACACTTATGGGCAATTTTGTTCATGATGTACTTGAAACAATGTATGGATTTTCTCCAGAGCAACGCACTCAGCAAACAGCAAAAGAAATATCTTCCGAACTATGGAACACGGGATGGGGAGAGCGAGTTGCTCCTTGGGTAAAAGGCGTTGAAAACCTTCGCATGTTCCGATGGAACTCATGGTGGTGTATTGAAAACCTATGGAAGATTGAGAACCCTTTATTGATTGAACCATCAGGTCTTGAAGAAGAATTGAATGGTCAAATTGGTGGAGTTCAAATTAAAGGTTTTATTGACCGATTTTCTGAACTTGAAGAAGGTTTTGTAATTTCTGACTACAAAACCGGAAAGACACCAAAAGGTAAATGGGTAAAGGACAAGTTTTTTCAATTGCTTGTCTATTCCCATCTTTTGGATTCTCTTGGATATGGAGAAGCAAAGAAGGTTGAACTTCTTTATCTTAAGGATGGCGTTAAGTACAGCCATGATGTAACTCAAGAAGAACTTGACGAAGTAGAAAATGTAGTTGTTTCTGTTAAATCAGAAATTGACAAACGATGTGAAACAGAGGAGTTTGAGCCAGTAAAGTCCGTACTTTGCGGATGGTGCTCATATAAGACAATATGTCCAGCGTGGAAGTAATGATTAACGACGACACTTTTGCCCGAATGGTTGCTGAGGAAGTAAAAAATAAACTTTCTCCTCAGCAGAAGAAGATTCTTTCTTCTCCCGAAAATTGGGATAAGTGGAAAGAATGCCTTCTTATTCTGATTGACAATCTTGACAGACAGATTGACCTAATTAAAGAAGATGCAGAAGCAGACGCTGACCGATATGGCTCTATGGGGCGTAGCGGTGAAAAATTAGCCAGAGAAGCAGCAAAGGCTTATCAAGCAAAGATTGTCAAGATTGACCGATTTAAATTCCACGTCAATCGTCGCTTAGATGATTTAATGTTGATGATGGAAACTGGTGAATCAATTGAATCAGACGGTTGGGATGAAGTCGCTTTTTTGAAGCGGGCGATATCTACACATCGCTCCTTGTTGAACCAGTATGATTTAGAAGATACTTCTGTTGATAGGGCGCTTTGGGCTGCTCTTGAAAATAGATGGGAATTTGACTCAATTAATGAGAGTAATATTTAATGCAAGTAAACCTTGAAGAAGTAATTGAAGCACTTAGCAATCAGGTTGCTCAGATGACAAAAGACAGCATTCTTTTGCGTTTAATTATTGAAAAGCAACAAAAAGAACTAGAGGTTTTACGTGCGTCACAGGTCAAAGAAGAAGGAAGCGGAATACCGCCTCAGGCGTCCGCTAGTTGAAAAACTTCTAGACGAATACCCTCATTGTCAGGCTTGTAAGGTATTTGCCGAGCATGACGGGGTTGCCACCTTTGTCCAGAATCGCTCTGTTGACGTTCACGAGATAATGAGACGCTCACAAGGCGGTTCTATCCTTGATGAATCAAATCTTTTATGCGTATGCCGGCCTTGCCATAATAGAATTGGCAACTATCCGCAACTTGCTTTTGACCTTGGTCTAGCAAAACATGCTTACGACTGAGGCTTAAATTCCCCTTGTCGTTGGTCTATTCGGGCACTACCGCCAGGATATATGTCTCGCAACTTTTCGCCATCTGCAGTGGTAACTGCTCCGCCGTGAATAACTTTGCCAGG